TCCATTACTGCTTGTGCACCTGATGGTGTTACTGGATCATAAAGTTCAGCTGTAATGTTTTGCCAGTCAGCTTTTCCTTTAATTTTTCTTTTCACGTTAATGTGATCAAGAGTTACTTCTCCAAATTGGATGTTTGGTCTTCCTACTTTTTTAACCAAAAATGCTGGAATTCCGTCGATGAACATTACAAACCTGTTTTGCAACTTAGGCTCGAATGCTGTGTACATCATGTCGTTTGTGTTTAATATTGCCATCTTTTTATTTTATTTTATTGTTCTATTATAAATATAATCCTTTTAAACTTTTTATGCAGGGAATGTAGCTCCTGTTGGTAATACGTTAAAGTCAAGTACTATAAATTCTGCTGTTTTAGTTGGTTGTAAATAAATAGCACCTACTAATCTATTTCTGTCGATTTCTGATGGTGTATTATTTGACTCGTCCATTACTACTCTAAATGCGTATAATCCTTGTCTTTGTTGTACTGACTCTAAATATGGGTTAACAATATTTAAGAATCTATTTCTAGTTTGAATTGTGTTTTGTTCAAATACTAAGTACTTAGAAGAACTTCCAATGAATTTCTTAAGAGTAATTAACAATCTTCTAACATTAATTCTGTCTAGAGCTGTTGGTCTTACTTGAAGTGTTTTCTGACCCCAAATACAAACTCCTGTTGCTGGGAATGTTGCTATTGGATTTACTCTTCCTTCATATAAGCTATCTCTTTCAGCTTGTGTTAATCTATTTTTAGCTTCTAATACAGTTCCTAATACACCTCTGTTTAAACCAGCTGGTGCGAACCATTCAGCTCCAATTCGATCTGACGCAGCAATTGCGGCAGGCACGATAACTGATGGAGGAACAAAGATCGGTTTGTTACGCGAAGTGTCTAGCACTTTTACCCATGGATAATATGCAGCAGCGTAATTAGTATCTAATCCATTTGCATCATTAACTGCTTGATTTACAGTTGCTGTTTCTTTTGATAAATCCATTACATAGAATGTATCACCTCTATCTTCAGCCATGTTTTGTGCTGCATCTGTTACTGAAGCGTGTAAGTTTTTAATTACACCAGGTAATACTAACATGTTAATATCATATTCATCTTGATTAGATAAAATGTCTAATGCTTTTTTATACCCATTATATCCAGTAGCACTTGTTGAACTTAAATCAAAACCAAATGCATTTGTAGCTGATAAATTTTCTCCAGTTTTAATTATTGTAGCTGGATCAATTCCATCTAAACCACCTTGGAAAGGTACTGAGAATTTTAAATCTACTGCTCTAGGTCCTGTTGCTCCTGTTATGTCAATTGAAGCACTTAATGATCCTTTAAATGCTGCTGATGAGCTTGGATGCATAAATTCATTATCTATATTAAAATCATTTCCTTTATTAGCAGTTGAACTACCACCTGCAGATGTTAAAGGTACTGGTTTATTCCAGTTTGAATTATCTTTATGTGTGAAATCCCAACCTAAATAAGCTTTTGTATTGTAATTTCCACCTATTAATTGTTTTGAAGCTGAAACATATGCTTTTAATTGATATGTTTGACCACCTTGATTACCATTACTTATGGTATCATCTATTGTTTTAAATCCTTTAGGTAATAATGATGGAGAAGTTGCTCCTTCTTCAACAGAATTGTCTACTTCTACTCTTACAAATTCTGAAATGTTAGGATAATCTCCTTTTGTAAGAACTTTTCCAAAATCACTACTATATTCTTGATATCTATCTCCAATTCTTCTTGCAATGTAATTTGGTGAATTAGGATCAAGATTTACATTAGTAAATTCTTCTAAGATAGAAGGTGTTCTATCTGTATCCGAATATTTTCTAACCTGTACTGTAAATGTACTATATTGTTCTACATTATCAATATCAGGAATATTTTTATGGTTTGTTATAGAAACTTTATAATCTGTATTCGTGCTTGTTCCATCAGCTAATGTGTGGAATTTGAATAAGTTTTGTGTTGTTTTAACATCATCTAAAAACTGTGAAGTAATAAATGGTGTTTTTGCGTGATCATATCCTTCAACAAATGAACTTGTAAACACTGAAGCGGCTGAACCTGTTATTAATGATAAGTCATCTGTTCCTGCTCCAGAATTATCTTGGTATGTTTCAAAGTTAAGATAAGCAAATAATGGAGTTCCACCAAAAGTATCTGCTCCTGTTTTACTATTATTTGGACTAGTACCTATTGTTTTTGTTACATATAAACTAGAATCTGTGGTAAAAGATGTAGAAACAATTGTTTCAGTCATTACTCCTGATCCTGATATAACGAATGCTAAACTACTATCACCTATTTTAGCTGCACCACCATCTGAACTATCAACAAGTTTCATAGTTGAGTTAGTTGTAATTGCTACATTTTCACCTATATATCCTTTTGAAGGAACTAATACAGATATAATTTCATTTGTAGTATCATTCACAATGTAAGCTGCATCCATACTATCATATTGATAACCACCACCAGCTAATACTCTAACTACTGTTACTACTCCTGCATTTCGTAAATATTCTTTTACTGCAAAAGGTACATATGTGTCTGGGTGTTGATCACCAAATTTTCTAATAAAGTCGTTGAATCCATTTCTAATTAATGTAGGTACAAAAGCTGGACCTTTTACTGTAGGTCCAATAAATGCTGCGCCAATAGCGCCGATTCCTTGTGGTAAAAACGATTGATCATTTTCTCTCGTAAATACACCTGGTGAAATAATAGTTTCTGCCATCTTATTTTTGTTTTATTTTTTGTTAATTTCTATAACGTGTTCCCATATAAATATAAAAGAGATTCGCAAACCAAAACTAGTATAGGCGACCTCTTTAGGGTCACCTATAAATATAAACTATATCTTAAAACAATTACTCTTGCGAAGCTTCTTCTGCTGCTTCTTCAACTACTGGAGTAAATTCGCCTGTTTCGATATTCAAAGATCCTTTACCATATTTTTCAGTAAGTTCTTTTGCTAAAGTGTTTTCTTGTTCTCTAACTTCAGCTAAAGTGTTTAAAACAGATTGTTCTCTGTTTTCTAATTGAATTTTAGATAAAGAAATTTGTCCCATTGTTAGGGTAATTTGATTATAGGTTGATTGTAAATTTTGGAGTGATTGTAACTCTTCTTCTGTAAATTTAATTGCTTCTGCCATAACTTAAATATTAATTTATTTTTATTTATTAGTCGGATATACATATATGTAAAAAATAGAAACCGACATATTTCTATATTTTTATTTTACCACTTACTATTTTATATTTTCCTGATTTCATTCCTATAAAAGGTGTAGTTGGGGCTGCTGCTGCAGTATAATCTACTGTAATGAAAATTTCTTTAAGAACATATCCAGCTTGTTCAACTGAGCCACCTAATATAAGTGCATCTACTACAGAAGGAGTTAAACTAGTTGAATATGTTGCTCCATTTTGTGTAGTTTCAGTAGGGGTAAAGCTTAGTGATGTTGTTTGTAAAACCCCTGAGTCATCCCTTAATGTAAGGTCTAATGTTGCTTCTGACACTTTTGAATTAATAGTATTACCAGTTACAGATACTACTATATTATTAATAGTAGCTCCTGAATAAGCACTATCATTATCAAAACTAACAGAAAATTCACCAGTTGTTACATTATTAACTACAAATGTACTTGTATCATTATCATTAATTCTACTTAATAAGTTAGATCCAGTTTGATCAAACCCCGAATCAGATGATACAGCATCTGGTCTTATAATAACTGTTGCCATTACTGATTTTTAAGTTTATTTACTTCAACAACAAGTTCGTCTATTTTTTCTTTTAAAAGTTTAATAGTCAATACCTCTTCTATCTCATCATTTTTAAGAAATTTTTCTTCAATACTATATGAACCCGAAGTTATTGTTTCTGTTATTGTTTTTATGTCTGCCATTTTATCTTTGAGTTACTGTTATATTTATTATTCCTCTTGCGTTTTTAGCATCTGTAGCGTCTTCAGATCCTACACC